CCGTCGTATCCGTGGCGAAGCTCAAGTTGCAGATGTAGCCCGCAGCAGGCACTGCTGTGGTGCTGATAGTGGAGGCGGTGGAGCTGAAACAGGTGAGGCGGCGGGTATTCGACTTTGCCGTAGAGAACACCAGCGATACGGAGGTGGCCCCGAAAGGGTTAAAGGTCTCCGTGTTGTACGAACCGTTCAGCGGCGTTCCAGCCGCGATGGTCAGACCGCTGACGGTGATGTTCTGCGCCAGCTGCGCGGTGCCGATTTCACCTGTGTTGACTGTGACCGTAGGCTGCCCAATCAAGTTCAGCTTGGTATGGGTGATCGGGTCAGCCGAATTGGTGAAGATGTATCCGGGAGTGACGTTTGCCATGGCGTTATACTTGGACTAGGTTGGATCGCTGGCCGGGGCGAGCCTCAAACCCAGCGGACATGATGTTGATCGTGCCTTGGGTGTTGGTAATCTCAACCCAAGACAGGCGCCCCTGACGGGTGCTCATCAGGGGTAGGCGAAACTCCTGCAGCATCTCAGGCTCAAATCCGGATTGGGGTTGTACCCCAATTCCTCCGGTGGAGTAATCCTTCCGATACGCCCGGTTGTAGTCGTTATTGACGTTGGTCAAATCGTACGGGGTATCGTTAAACTTCCATGACTCGGAACGGCTGTACGTCTGATCGGTAATCAGACTGCTGCTTTCAGATGCGCCCTCGGTGTAAGCCGCCACGGAAAAACTAGGACGCAAGGTTGCCAAGTCCATGAACATCCGGCGCTGATAATGATTCAGGCCAGAGGTGTCGTAAGCGCGGGTAACTAGTTTGGTGGAGATCTCCACGGAACTGTTGGCGTATAAGTTGGTGGTAGTGGTGGCGGTGTTGTTGGCGTACACGCTATTGATGTCGGTGTTACCTGTTTCCGCCACAAACACCCGACCATCTTCCGTCACCGCATGAATCTTTTGGAGTCCAAGATAGTTGGCGACTTGGAAATCCTGAATGCACATGTTCATCGCCCCACCGAAATTCCACTCCCCGTACCATTGGCCCGTGACAAAGTTGTACACTACCACAGAATTACAAAAGATGGAGTTATCTAGCGGTAGGGCAACGTAGAGTTTATTGTCCGCGTACCCCAAGGAGATTTTATAGGAATACTCCCAGTTGACTCGGTCCATGATCTTCTTGATCTTGAACGACAGAGGGAGGGTCTTGTGTTGGACCGAGTTGTTGGTAGCCGTCAGAGTAATCAGGTTAACGTTCTTGTACGAGACGTACGCCATGTCCGGACCAACCGAGGTAACCGCACGGATTCCGACAAGACCGACCTGCCGGGTAACCTCAGTGGCGGTTACGTCTGCCAACGAACCGTCCACGTTGGTCAGGGCGATGATGCTCTTGTTTTTGAAGACCAACAAGGTCTTATCGCCGAATGGGAACGTGGCGACAATGTAATCCGACGACCCCGTGTTCAGGTTGAAACTGTTGGTGATCGTCTCGTAGGTATTGAAGTCCAACACGTCAGAAGCGAGAATCTCGTCCTTGCCCTTCTTGACCCAAAGTCGGTTCTGATAGTAAGTCGCCTGATTGCTGTTGGGGATAACCTGAAACCCAGAGGGGGGCGTAGGGGTAGGCGCCAGCTGAAACGTGGAGGACCAATTTCCGTCCCAGTACAGCGGGGTTTCGTTCGGGCCACGGAAAACGTAGACCAGATTGTTGCATTGGACAATCGTGGATTGTTCCGTGACGTACGCGCCATTGAAGCTGACGCGGCGCGTAGACCGGCCAGAAGCGTAGAACCCAACGGAGTCAGATCCTACGAGGGCGACCCATTGATCGCCGGGCTGATTTGGATCGGTGTATACCGTGGAAGCGTATACGGATGAAGACCCAAGTAAGCGGTGATATCGACCTTCAAAGTTTTTTATGATTGTACCCAAAAAACTAGAAGTGCTTACAAACGTATTATCGTATAATACAAGTTCATCCCCAAAATTATATAGTTGATACTGTATTAAAGATGTAGACTGAAAAAGTGAAGCTATATTGTAGCTAGGGTAAACAAATCTGGAAGTTAAAGAATCTCCAGATATAGTAGACGCGATTTCGCAAACCGATGGGCTTGTGCTATTACCAAACCATACTAGGAAATACCCGTTATAAAACGTAAAACCTAAAGTTACTCGAGCATCGGATAGAGTTATAGACGGAGACCAATTAATCCCGTTGTTGGACCTATAAATCGAAGTTCCGTATATCGCCAAAAATATTGAGTTACCAAAACTTATTTCTGGGGCTAACAAACTAGACGAAGTGGACGTTAATATCGGAGCATCTGCTTGATACCAAGTTACAGCGTCATACGAATAGGCCAAAGATGAGCTGTATACGGTAGGAGATACGGTAGAATCGGTATTACGATACGCCCCAACAAAAACCCCGTTATAATATAATATATACCTAGTAAAGAAAGATATGATATTTGAAGTCCAAGTACTTCCTCCGTCAGTAGACTGAATTGAGTAATAGACGGACAACGAAGTACTCGCCATAATCACTAACTTATTAAACGCTTGTAGCAATAAGTTTAGTGATTGAAGTCCTGCGGGTAATCCGGAAATAGCCGTCCACGTTATTCCGTCACTCGAAGAAGCTCCATACGCAGATTGTGACCCTCCTGCCGGAAACAAGTACCCAACTACATAAAACTTCCCGTTATAAAAAATTGCGTCCCTTAAAAAGAAATCACTGATGGTTGAGATTAACGTAAAATTGTTAAGGTCGTAACTTCGATATATGTAAGTAGTATAACTGCTAGGGGCCCCCGGTGGAAATAACGGGGTTATAATAGAATAATCTGTAGCTAGGTAATACCCGTTTCCACGTATTAAGTTACCAAAACCTGTGTTGAGTAGTGGCGGCGTTGCAGTTTGAACCAACTGCCGGCCAATCGGGTTGGACAATCTCGACACTGCCGGCAAACACACGAACCCCCCTCGCGTCACCGCGTCCTGCGAAGTGAAGTCCATGTTGACCGCCTGCTGAACCTCGCCTTCGGCGATGTTCTCGATGGCGTTGTACTCGTCGACGCCCTTGAAGGCGCCGTCCCCGACGACCTGCGGCTGGTCATCGCGTTCGCCGTATGACCGATACCGATTCATCGGTCGTTACGCTTGGAACTCGCTCAGGTGTACACTGACGGTCGCCGTGGTGGATTGGATCAGCTTCATCGACGTGGCCGCCGCGTAGCTCCACCAGTAGTCCTCCTTGTCGTACAGCTTGTGACCGTTGGTCGAGGTGGGCGTGGAGTCGTCGAACGTGACCAGCACGTCGCCACCCTGAATGTCGATCCAGACCATGTCCGTGCGCTCGTTCAGCGCGGAGAACTGCACCGCCGTACCCGCAACCGTCAGGCGTTGATCCGCCACCGGGGCGCCAAGCGAGCGCGACGGGCGGGGGTATACGTTGTTGATATTCATCATGGCCGTGGTGGATTAGAAGGTTCGAGAAGTGACGTGAGTCTGGAACTTGGTCGGAAGCACGTCGCCCATCTGGCGCTCCTGATTCTCGACCGCATCGGCCAGCTTGGCCTCCGCAAGCCCAAGCATTCCCGTAGCCTTGTCCTGTTGTCCATCCGAAAGCAGCCAATCGGCGAACGTCCGGTAGATGCAGTACTGCAGGAACGGGGTGTAGAGCGGGATCAGGGACCAGCTGGCTGGTGTCGTGCTCGGACTCTGCCCGGCGGTGGTGGCGACCACGCACTTGTAGTAGTTGCCGTTGCCCGCGGTGTCCGTGAAGTAGATCTGGTCGTCGACCGCATACGTCGCGGTAGCCGAGTAGGTGGTGCCGACGTAGCGGAAGGGGTACTTCCGATAGAAGATGAAGACCGGATTGCAGGGCAGGATCCCGTAGATGCTGCTCTGGTTGACACCGTCCACGTAGGTCGACCACGACCCGTTGATCATCTGCACCCCAGCAGGGGTCAGCAGGTAGCCTTGCTTGCGCGGGTAGAACGCCCCGGACGGGGACGCTTGGTACACCTCGAACAGCGCGTCGATGGTCTCCTCTCCCGTCTGCTCCCACGGCAGCAAGAGATCGCTCTGCGGCACGTTGCTCGTCTGCTGCACCATCGCGCCCCAGATGTACACCCCCTTGGTCACATCGCCCGCGTAGCTGATCGTGCTGCCGTCGGTCGACAGGTTCAGCGTGTAGGTGCCAGACGTGGTCGCATTGGCCGACGCGGTGAAGCTGATCTGACAGAGGTAAAACCCGTTCGGCTGCAGTACAATGGTCGACCCGGTGATGTTGGCCGTGGTGCCCACCGTGCCCGCCGCCACGTTGAAGAACGCGCTGTAGGTGGAGGCGCCATCGTACACCGACAGTTTGATCTGGTTACGCCCGTTGGGCCGGGCGTAGAAGCTGGCGACATAGGTCTGCGAGGCGAAGAACGACGTGACGCTCTGGACCACCCGGTGCTCCGAGTTGGCGGCCGTCTCCATCAACCGGCTGGCTGTGACTTCCCCGTCCAGCGGGTTGGCGATGTTGTTCGCCGTGATCGTGAGCGCCGTGTTGGTCCAGTACGCCGTCTTGCTCAGGTTGTTCGGGTACGTCAGCCGGTTGCCCACGAACCGCGCCTCCCCACGCGGGCAGGTATCGAACCACTGGGTCGCCATCCAGATGTCCCGGATGGAATTGTTGAACAGCAGGTTCAACGACTCCGCCAACTCCGTTGACAACCGCGAGGTGGGTACGCCAATCAAGGCGCACACGCTGGAGAGGAAGTCGGAGTAGTTGCGGGTCTTGGCCATCAGACAGGCTTTCCGTTGACGAACGTCTTACCGTGCCGGAGTGAACTGGACTTGGGGCGATAGCCCGGAGCGCACATCTGCGGGTTGTCGGCGAGGAAGTCCTGCAGCCAGTTCTCCTGATCACCGAACGAATGCATCATGCGAAAGTAGAGGCGGGGGTCAATCTCCGCGATCTTCTGTCCGACACCGGGGATGTAACTCGACCCGGCCTGCTTCATGATGCGAGCGATCTTGGCCTGACGTAGCCCAGCCTGAATGCGCTCTTGCGGAACGCGGCCGAGCACGTCGTCCTCAAACTCTTTGAGGAAGTTCTCAGGGAGAGAAGTGATGAGTTCGGACATAAAAGGGAAAGAGGGGGGCCGGATCCCGGCCCCCCTCTCAGCTATCACGGCAACTGAGCCGCGTCCTGCAGGTTCAGGTAGATGTTCACGTTACCCGCCGTCAGGGCGCTCGGAGAGCCGCCCGTCGCGTTGGTGAACACCGCCCGAAGAGCGACAGACGTGGTGCCAGAGCAGTTCGTCACCGTCGCCGGGTCAAAGCCCGCGGCACCGATGATGCCCGCGGTCAGGACCGACGTGGAGGTGAGGAACGCACTGGTGTTGGTCGTCGTGCCGACCACCATCGTCAGCGCGGTGGTGCCGGCGAACGCCGTGCTCACATTCGCCATCGCCTTTTCCACGAACCACTTGGTGGCGGTGGAGCCGAGGGTGAACGTCACGGTGTCCGTCGAACCCGTCGCGCCAGTGGCGGTGAGGTCGGTATACGGAATGCTGAACTTGTGGGAAAAACCGATGTTGGCCTTCTCCTGAACGGAGAGAGGCGAAACCCGGTCGTCGTTAAGTGTAACAGGGAAATCAGCCATGTTAGTAGTCTCCTTGGTTTAGGGTTAGCTGGAGCCGGCGAACTTGCCAAGACCCTTCGGGTTCTTGCAGACCAGAAGGAGGGAGGTCGAGACGAAGCCTCGACGACCGCCACCCTGATCCTCAAGCTCCTCGGCCTGCATGCCCAAGAAGGTGCTGATGCCGACAAGCGCCGGGTCAATCACATAACCACGAGCCTTCTGCTGGTTGGTCGTGACCGAGGGATCCGCGCCGTCAGCCAGCCCGTTGAACATGTCCGGGATGACGGTGACGGTGTGGAAGTCGCCATCGTACACGGTGACGTTGAGGGTCACCTTGTTCTCGTTGGCGTCCTGCGTGACCATGTAGCTCTTGGCCGAGGTCGTGCCCTCCTGCCGCTGGAACTTGCTGATGGCACGCTTCAGGTTCGGGCCAGCGAACAGCGTGTAGTTACGCCGACCGCCGTTAACCTGAAAGATCGACTGGAACACGTCGTTGAACAGATTCTCCGTGAGGGAACCCGTCGCCGTGGCGTCGATGCTGGCCGCAGGCGTGAGGAACGACGTGGGCACCGGGTTAACGGTCTGCGTGGTGGAACGGATCCAGTTACCCAGACCGCGGGTCTTCCACGGCACGACGCCGTTGTCGGCCTGCATGTCGTTGTCGGAACCGATGGCCGCCTCGATGCTGCGCTTGATTTCGCGCATCGCCTTGACCTTCGAGTTCGCGACCTCGCTGGACACACCAGCGGGATCCGACGCCTCCTGCAGACGGGAGACCATCCACGGACGACGGAACTGCTGGACGTAGTTGCCGAAGCGGGCGCGATTCGCCGCCTCGTTGTTGAAGGCCGAAACGTCCTGACCTTCCAGCACGCCGGAGAAATCGACCGGGGCGAGGCTATCAGCCTGCCAAGTCTGGAAGGTATTGGTCGCCTTCGTCGTCTTGGCGAAGGTGGACGTTTTCGGGCAATCCTCGGGTTCGAGGATGGTCAGGAAGTTAGTAAGGTCTTCCCGGTTACCTTGTACGTTGTATGAAGTTGCTTGAGCCATGACTATCGGGTGTTTCTGAGTTGATCACTACGTTGTAGCAGAGCTGCTGCCTCGCTAGCCGTAACCGCTCCTTTCGTGGACAGTTTCTGCCGGTCAGACTCCAAGGCGCGCTTGGCGACTGACTGGGTGGGGACTCGAGCAGCCGAGGTGTTGGAAGACACCGCAGTCTGATCGCCCGCCGGTTTCGCGACGGGTAGAGGTTTGGCGGGCAAGCCGGGCTTCGCCGCGGGTGCGGCGGGGCTGGGCGTGCTATTCTTGGAGGCTGCCTCAGCGCGCATCTTCTCCCTGATCTCCTGCTTCATCTTGATGGCCTTGAGTCCTTCGACTTGGACACCGACGATAAAGTCAGCATTGGGCAAGTCTTGGAGCCATGGGTTGGCTTGGTACGCCTGCTGAGCAATCTTGAAGTCCTCGGACTTCGGATCATTCAGAAACGGAAACAGGCCGTGAGCCTGCTTGATCGCTTCCGCTTTACTCATCAGGAACTTTTGGCGCTCAGGGACGTGGTCATTGATGGTGATGTCAGCCTCTCGGACAATGTTGATGAGGTCGTCCCGTTCGAGGATTTTATCCCCAAACTGAACCCCCTCCCCAATATCGCCGCGGTTGAGATGGGCTTGAGCCCACCTCTGGGCCTCCTTGGCCTGACGCATGCGCGTGGCCA